AAGGAAAAGGCTCAGCTTCGTATGATCATACGCAAGTGTCGCACATCCGAAGAGGAGGCACGTGCTGAGATCAAAGACTCCGACAGTATTCGGGCAGGGCTTGAGTGCGATATGATCTCCATCGATGATAAAGATCGTACGACCACTGACCTACGTACGTCCGTTGACATCCTTCGTGATGACTACGATAAGATGCTGACAGGTGAGTACATCAGTGAAGTAGTTAAGACCGAGATCCCCCACTTGGATGAGAAGCTCGGCAATGGTGGCGTGGCTCCGGGTGAGGTGATGGTTATTGCTGCCCCTACTTCCTGTGGTAAGTCACAGCTTGCCCTCAACATAGCACTACGTGCTGCTATGAATGCAGGTGTAAGCTCCGCTATTGTCTCACTTGAGATGCCCCAGAAGCAGGTAACACAGCGACTAGTACAGTGCCTATCCCAGGTGAATGTAAACCTCATTAGGGATCGTGTAGTCAGTAAGAAGCAGATGGCTAGCGTTAATGATGCACTGGACACCATCGGTGGCTTAAGCATCAAGAGTATCCACAGCGTTAAGAGTGTACAAGATATGGCATCCCAAGTACGTACGCTGGTACGTACGGACAACATCAAGATGCTGATCATTGACTACCTACAGCTTATGCCATTCGGCAATGGACGTATGTCAAAGAATGATGCCATCGCTGACGTTTCCCACAAGATTAAGCAGCTCGCACTTGAACTGAATATCCCCGTCTTACTCCTATGCCAAGTCGGGCGTGAGGGAGCCAAGCGTGATGGTGGTCTGAAGCTACACGATCTAAAGGATTCTGGGGACATCGAGAATGATGCCGATGTGGTTCTACTTATGTGGCCAAAAGAAGGTGACGTAGATTCATCAAGAATGGTTGACAAACACGGACCCTATGTTGCAATGCAATATAACGTAGCGAAGAACCGAGAGGGAGACCGAGACGTGAAGGGAATATTCAAGTTCCGAAATACAATCGGACGATTTTATTAAATAGTAAGTTAGGTAGTCGGACTATTAAGATGTCCGTTGGATTGTTCATTCCATTTCAACCACCTAGCTTACCTAATTTTTATACACAACTATGAAGGCAAGTAAAATTATAGAGAAGCTTTCACTACGATACCCGCATATGGGTTGCCCAATAGAAGCCACTGACCAGTTCAGTACGTTCGACTTTGAGAGCGAGCGATACCTCATAGAGGTTAAGTCCAGACGCAAGAGGTACGACCCTTGGCTGATTGAGAAGCACAAGGTTGACTCCAATGTGTTAGCCACAGGCGACACAGGCAAGGAGGTACTCTACGTAACTGAGTACGAGGGTACAGCATACGTATGGAACATATCCAAGATGCTACTGGATGAGTACGACTTCAAGTGGACGCAAAAGAATATGCCCCAGACTACTGACTTCAGCAACAACCGTTGGGTAAAGAAAGATGTTGGCTACGTAAGCGAGTCCGATGCCACTATAGTTACACTGTAATTAATAGGTCACCCTTGTGATCCGACCTTGACTTCGCCACTTTTACCGCTGTTGGAACTTATCCCTAAACGCTTGGGACTGCTGCATCATTTGAACTACGGACTTAGTGAGTACACCACGTTGCTGCTGTAGATTTAGGTACTGACCAAGTTGTTCAGGTGGCATCGTGTCCATCTTCTCGATGAAGTACTTCGCTCTAGCCGCAACAGGAAGTCCCTTCACCCGACTGTCAAAGGATGTAACTCCGGCTGCCTTGTTCTCCGTCCTCTTTATGACTGACTTAAGGATTTGCTTAGCAAGGGCTGGGTTCTCATTGAGTGAGTTCTGTAGGACGAGCATACGTTCAGCATTGGAATCCTTTGATTGCATCTCATTAAACGTACTGCGAGCCAATCGGGTTCCCTTCTGTTGGTCTGTACCGAACTCCTTCTCAAGGTTTTCAATTGTCTCAGCATCGTAGCCTCGGGCTGCAAATGTTTCAGAGGAGGACTCACCGAAGAATCGTCGAAGGACTGGGCGATTGTTCCTAGCAATGGGCTTACCATTGACAATGTCGGATGCAACCTGGAAGAGCCTTCCAGTTGTTTGACCCGGACCGCCAACCCAAGTTTGGTACAAGTACTGTAAGTTCTCGGGCGAAACCTCGTACCCTAATGACTGTAGTTGCTCAGCGAAAGAGATAGCCATCTCTCCCCCACGTGTCTCCATTGTCCAAGGAAACATCTTCTCGACTTCACTAATGTTTTTTGTCTCTAACCAATTGGGTCGAATGTCACGTCCGAGTCCATCCTTATTCTGGACGAGTTCCGTCCAGGGTCTCATAATAGTTGGAACCAATGATCCACCCATTGGGTTGTATGATCCAATGAATGCATTGCCAAGCTCGGCTACATCCTGCCCAAGGGTTTTATCCATCTCGGCTTGAGATGGCTCAATTCCCATTATGCCCCTCTGGATTACTTGCTGCTGGGTATAGTCCGCTACCTTCTTGAATGGAGCAATGGAGTAACCGATTGGGATTGAGAAAGTATTTAGGGAGCCATCCTCGTTCTTACCTGTGACGAAGGTGAAACTCTTATCGGTCTTATAGGAGCTGCCGTTAGCAGCCTTCATCTTTTCCTTCCACTCGGGATCAATACCCTGATTGTAAAGATCCAGGGTAAGAGAAGTTGCTGCCAAGGATGCCATTGTTCCAGCAAGAACCTTTGGGTTCTTCATACTGCGGATGAAATTACGTGAGCCTTGGATCGCAGGGTTAGCGAATAAGTAGGCTGCTTGAATTGCTCCACCCTTGGAACCCTTCATTAGTGGATCGAACGAACTGTCCCTAGCTGCTAGGGCAGCTTCCTTTCGGCTCATACCAGCGTCAAGACCACGGCGGTAAACGCCGAATCGAGTAGAGTCCTCGACTACTGCATTAACATTGTCCCACAACTTTGTCCACTCGCGTAGCTTGGATGTAGTTGGCTGATCCAGTCGCTTCTGTAACCCCTTGATGCCGTCCTCAATGTTGGCAATGGTGGATGAACTTAGGTTCCCAGTACTACCACCGTCCTCAGTGAACTGCTTGTAGATTGCATCAACCTTAGCTACCTCTGGATCTGCGGATACCTTACCATCACTGAATATGTTGCGACGAACAACTGCCATATCCCCCAAGGGATTAAGCAGCTTGGATGATTCGCCCAGCCCCATCTTGGCTGTAGCATTAACAATAGCTTCAGACCTATCCCGGAAGAGATTGGGAATGACGAACTCTGGATTGAACCGAGTGTACATCTGACCAATGAGTCGATTGTAACCCAGTGCAAGCTTGGCTATTCCACTGACTACATCCCTATTCTGACCACGCATTGCTTGGGCTAGCCTCTTGTCCTTGAATGCAATTGCTGTATTCTCACCATCCACGAATACGTTTACAACGGAATCCTTGTCGATACCTTCAGGGGTCTTTGCCCCCTTCTTCGGCTTGTAGGTTGTAAGTATCTCACCAGCGTACTTCTTGTTAGCATCTGATTGAACCAGTCGCAAGAACGCTTGGTTAGCCTTGTTGGTTTCCGCCGCTCTAATAGCGGTGGATAAGTTACCAATAATATTGTCACCAATATCAGCAACACTTCGGTCGGATCCTATGGCAGTGTATTGACCAGGCTTAAAACTAGCACCGTCCTCCATTACTCGATTTAATGGAACGTAATCTGGGAATATCTTCCTCCACTCCTTTGCCTGAGCCTTGCCAACTATTCCACCATCTACCAGCGTATCAAGGATCTGGTTGGATAAATCCTTACGGCTGTTGATAATGTTCTCAAGCTCTACATTGAGCTTGGTCTTTTCGAAATTCTTTATGTATGCTTGTGCATCCTCAGTACTGATACCAGCGGGTGAACCCTCGCCCTTGAACCCTTTTGCTTTTGACTTATTGAAGGCAACGGCGTGTTTGGAATACAGGTACTTATTGACGGACTGCGACAGCTCCGCTGCGGGAACACCCATATCCTCAGCCTTAGCCACGATCCACTTGCTATCGAGATCAACGATGTCCGCTATCTCGTTGTTGCGCATTTGTATCTTTGGTTCAGCAAGTCTACTGTATAGATTGTAGTCCTCGGCTTCTGCCTCAACCTTGAGCTTCCCTTCCTTGCTCTTGTATTGCCCCCCACCGGAC